ACGTGGGCAGTTTTTCGCCCCGGCCGACGCTCAGAGACACGGATTTCTTTGCCATCACCGCTCCCGGAGGCTCTCAGTGAGCCATCCAACCCGCCGAAACCACGCCGCGATCACTGATCGAGCGGCGCTGCTCCTTGGCATTGTACTCCCGATGCGCCAGCGGGAAAGCAAACGTGCATGCCAGCGCGTCGGCAGCGTCCGGCGACGCCAGGCCACGCGATTTCATGTCCTTCTTCGACTCCAGGTACACCGTTCCGCTGCTGTCGGGCTTTGTCTTCGGCCCCGTCAGGTCGGCTTTTAACTGCCGGTCAGCCGGTACGTGCGCCGATTTCAGCCAGTCGCGCATTGCGCCCCACAGTTCGGCGCGCTTGTTGCCCCACATCACGCTGGACTTGGCCTTCCAGCCGAAATTCACGCCCCTGACCTTGAAACGCTGCTCCGTCAGGCGGTCCAGAATCCCGTATCCCAGCCCGCCCTCGTCAATCACCGTCAGCGCGGGCCGGAATTCCTCGATGGCGTCGATCACGTGCCCCACCACGGTCATCGTGTCATCGCCTCGATACCGCCGAATCGCCACCAGATCACGCCCCTGACGGGCCACGATCACGGTCGCGTCTGCGCCACTGCGCGCGGGGTCCACGCCCAGCACAATCGGTGCGGTCGGGTCTTTGTACGCCGGCCGCTTGACCGCGTCGTCTACCAGTCGCGGCGCAATGAACTGGTCTTCGCCGGCAGCCGGAAACTCACCGTACACCTCAACGCGGGCCTCGCGGGAGTCCTCGCCGTACTCATCGATGATCTGCTGGTACACCCGCTGGTCGGTGCCCTCGACGCTGCGGGCGTCAATCTGGATGTTCTTCCAGAAATCCCGCTTGGCGTGAAAACACTCGAAAAAATACCCCTCATTGCGACGCGGGTTAGAGAACGCCAACCAGTACCTGTCGAGGATGTTTTCCGTGAAAAACCCCGCACCCACCGCCCAGATCGGATCCGGGATGCCCGACGCCTCGTCGAACACCAGCATCATTCCGTCCATGTTGTGCGTGCCCGCGTAGGCGTCCGGGTTCTCCTCGCTCCACAGCCGGCCCTCGGCCGCCCAGTAACGGGTGCCTTTCTTCAAATCGCGCTCAACAATCTGCGTCAGCCACTGCGCCGGCATGAGCTTCGTGGCACTGATTTCCCACCAGTGCGAATTAATCAGCATCGCTGACCACTTCGTCAACTCGCCCCAGGTCACGCCGCGCAACTGCGCCTCGCTGTTTGCGCTGACCATCACCGTGCTGCCGATCCGCGTCGAGAGCATCCACAGAATCAACCAGCTCACCAGCGCCGACTTCCCGATCCCGCGTCCGCTCGACACCGCCGCCCGCAGGGTGTCCATTTCCACCTGCCCGCGGTTCGCCCCGATGTGATCCCTCATCATCCGCAGCACCCGACGCTGCCACTTCCGTGGCCCGTCGAACGCCGCCAGCGGCGTGTTCGGCTGCCCCCACGGAAACGCCAGCAACACAAACGCCTCGGGGTCGTCCCGAATACGCGGTTCCCACAGGCGCGTCATCAGCGACTGCTCCTCGGTCGCGGTGTATATCGGCTTCTGCATCAGCGCGTTACACCCGGCAGCGGCCGCGGCGCCGCCCGCATCATCGTCGGCGCGCCCTGCAAATACACCTCCGCAGGCCGCGGCAACTGCATCGGCAATCCCGTCCTCGGATCGCGGATCACCCGCGCTGCCGACACGCCCTGCGGCATCGCCGCCATCGCATTCGCCGCCCGCGACACCCCGCCCATCATCGGGCCCAGCGCCATCAGCGCATTCATCACATTCCGTTCAACCTCGCCAGGAATCCGCCCCTGCGCCGCCGGCCCCGCGCCACCACCCGGGATCACCCCAGGCGTCCCCGGCGCTACGTTCGCCCCCTGCATCCCACGCGCTACGTTCGCACCCTGCATCCCCCGCGCCCGGGGGTCCATCGCCGACGGCGTTCCGGGCCTCACCAGCGCCCTGTCAGCATTCAGCAAATCCCGCAGCGTCTTATCGGCCCCGAACAACCGCCGGAAATCCGCTAGTTCCTCCGCCGTCACCACCGCCCGCCCGTTAACCACCGGCCTGTCGGGCCTCGGCCCCGTGTACCGCGTGGCATACATCGCAGCAGCGTCATCGTTCATCAGGGCATTCGGCATACACAGACTCCTTGGCCGGCAGCGCCGCAGACGACGGCGGCGCGGCTATCTTACCAGCATCAGATCAACGTCGGCTGCTCTGGCTTCGCCCGCTCCGCGGGGTCGAACAGCGTGGCGTCGCCGATTACGCGGACATTCGTGGCGCGGCTCATATCGGCGCGTATCGGCTCATATCGCTTCCCCCAGCGCTTCCCGCGCCAGCGGGGGCGGCGCCGCCGTTACTGCCGCAGTCCGTTCACCGGCAGCTAACACCACCGGAACGGCGGCGCCTATTCTTTCCACGGGTATCGCATCCTCCGCCTCCACCGCCAGCCCACGCTGCAACCGCCCGTTCGCAGCCTCCAGCGCCGCCACCACACTGATCTGAGTATTTACGTCCACCTGCACATTCGTCTTTGCCACCCAGTCGTGCCGGTGACGGAGAAACTCCAGCGCCGCCTTACTATCCCCAGCCTGCGCGGCATCGAATACCACGCGGGACATTTCCATCTCGCTGTCGGCTCGGCCCTTCATTTCCGCCACATCGGCTATCGGGTCCATTATCTTCAGCCGCGCCAACTCAACCGGCAACATACCTGCCGCCAGTGCAAGAGATTCTCCACGCAAACCCAAGCGAGCGGCATCGTATATGCGCTCCAGCATTTCGGGCGTGGCTTTTAGCTCGCGGGCGCGGATGGGAAGATCGCGGAACATGGCATCAATGATAGCGGATTCTGCGCGGGAAAAAAATTTCGTGCGGGGGCTCCACACACTTTCACACCTTGCGCGGGCCCTGGCCGGGGGGTCTCCGCCGCGCCTCCCCTCCCCGCCTAGCCTGCGCCATGCTGCAGCGCAGCACAGAGCCGGCAGGGCGAGCGCAGCGCTGGTCCCGGGGTCCGTGGCAATAGTGGCAGTCGTCGCGCAGTACTGCCACGCTTGCCACGCTTTTCGGGGCGTCAGCGTGGGTTGACGTCAGGGCGACATGACAAAACAGGCTGTGGATAGTTTTGTGGGTAGCCTGTTCCTAGTCGCAAATCGCTCTAAGTCGTTGATTTGTATAGGTTTCGGTGTCCGTGGCAATGGTGGCAGTGGAATCGCAAGTCATATATATACTCCTCCTATATATGTAAGTACTTACTAACATTAAACTTGTCTTAATGGCTTGAGGATTGACTGCCACAACTGCCACCAAGAGGGAAGCCGCACCACCCACATCGACGCCACCGGACTATGCACACGGTCGCCACCGACGTTGCTGCTGCGGGTTTTCCCTGGTTAGGGAAAGCCCCTACCGATCCTGACGGCCGTTGTAAGTTTCGCGTAAGGAAAGTCCCCGACACTGTCTCTGTCGCGCCGATGGGCGGCGCGAAACAGGAGTAGAGAGATGACGACGACGAAGAACCCGCAAGAGCTAGCCGACGATGTGGCGATTGCTGCCGGCGAGATGTGCCCTGACTGCGGCTGCAAAGAAACAGAGAGCAACGGGCACGGCGAGTATCGCTGCTGCGAATGCGATCACCGCTGGGGTATTGACTTTGGCATGCGGTACGGATATTGACCCCGAGTTATAACCCCGCGAGCCGGGGTTATGGCGCGCGGTTTGCGCGGATAACGACAGGAGTAGACAAAGATGAAACCATACGCCCAGTACAAGACCGATGGCGCATTGTGGCGCGCCGGCCGCTCGATTGTCGGCCTCTGCGCCGCATGGAACCACGCTACAAACCCTGCGCTGCTGATGACTGATGACGATCACGATCGATCCCGTATTTACGCTCGCGCGATCATGGCGCGCATGCGTCGCCTTGGGTTTGTCTTTGGCCGCGATTACCGCGAACTGTCGAACGGCATGCTGTGGCCGATGGCGCGTTGACGTAAGCCCCGCGTAAGCCTAGCCCCCGAAACTATCCCCGCCCCGCACTGGGGCGCACTGGAGAACGACGAATGAGATACATCGGAAATGCGTTTTCCCTCGGCATGGTGCCGAGGCACCTGCTGGCCTTCGTGCGCCTGTCGGCGTGCGGTGAGCCCGACACTGCCGGCCTAACGTCCTGCGTCGGCCACGCCGATACGGCGGCCGTCTTGGGCGTGCCGATGGCACGCATCAGCGTCACCCTGCAGGCCGGTGACGTCCTGTACGTGGCCCAGTTGCGCGGTGGCCGCCTGCCCGAGGGCTGCGTGACCCTGCCCGAGGGTTTCGGGTTCGATTGGATCCGCGTGGAGATTGCAGAATGAAACCCGTCAGAATCGTTCCCTCAGAAACCACGGGCGCCCCGTGGGTGCTCTGGGCCGACAAAGCCATTTTGCACGGCCTGCCGCGCGCGCTCTATATCGTCGCGGAGTCGGCCACGTGGAGCGAGGCGGCACCGGCCGGCACTCACGACGGCCTGCGCGACGGCGAGCAGCGCACACGTTGCACCGGCCGAGTCCGGGCCTATTGGCTGGCGCACGATTGGGTCGATGCTGGCCACGCCCTGCCCGAGGCGCCGATTCGGTCGCCGGATGACCGGCTGCTGGCGTCGATTTTCGGCACGCTGGCCGAGGCGGTCGAAAAGCAGCGCGCCGAATTTGCTGCCCGCGCTGCTGCCGAGGCCGCCGAGGCCGCCGCTCGCGCCGAGCGCGAGGCACGCTATGCCGCGCAGCGCGAGGAGAGGCGGCGCGCCGATGCCGAACAGCGCGAAAGGCTGCGCGCCGAGGCGGTGGCCTTTCAAGCGGCCTGGGATATGGTCGAGCGCGCGATTGACGCCCTGCAGCGTGACGGCCTGGAACTGCCCGCGCTGGGCTCCGACGAGTATATGCGCGCGCACCGGCGCATCTTGGCCGAGTCCTGCGCCGACCCCGAGCGCGCCGCCGACATCCTGGCCGAAGAATGCGGGCTCCTCGAGGAACCGTAAGCCTGGCGTCAGGTAGCGCACCGATGATTCACCTGCCGGCCGATGCCGGCTCACCTGGAGCAACGAAGATGCACGATATTCCCCTGACCCTGCGCGATGCGCTGTTCGCCTGCGTGCTGGGGCTCGCCCTGGGCGCCCTGGTGGCGCTCGGCCTATGACCCACGCCCCCGACACCCCCGCAGAGCCCCTACGCGGGCCTGTGTGGCCTTTCCCGCCCGCGCTGCTGGACTACCCCAGCCAGCCGCCCTGCGCGCGCCCTGTGGGCCGCGTAATCCCGCCGGCCGATGCTGAGCCGGCGCTGTTTTGAGGAGAACCGACGATGAGCACACTGCAGTACCCGACCCCCACCGTTAGCCGCGAGTGGGCCGCCAGCCGCGAGACTCATTCGGCCGTAGCCATGGCGATTCACGCCGTCAGCGGCCCGGGGCGCACGCCGGAGCAGATTTGGGAGGACCCGACGCAAGCGGAATTTGATCACGTCCGCATGGCCGTTGAGAATTACGTCTCTGCCGGGGTCTTTGATGGCGAGACAGATCATTGCTACGCGTGGGGTTGCGCCGTAATTGTTTTCTGACGGGTGCGCCGTGATCCTGGCGCTCCTCGCCATCCTGCTGGCGCTGCTGCTGGCGGTCCTGTTGGACCTATAATCGCGCGGTCCCACTCGGGACCGTTGTCTCCTCCTGTCGGCCTGGTGGCCGGCTTCGCCCCGGCGCCTGGCGCCCATCGCCGGCCGGGGCGTTTTTTTGGAGCATCGAGAATGCTTGTCCTGACCCACTGCGACGCGCCGCCCAATCTCCGCGCTGCCGGCATTGTTGCCGCTGAACGGTTTTTCGCAGAATCCGGCGTCGACCCAATCGCCGCTTGGCGGGCCGCCGAAAACGTCAGTTTCGGCCAAGCGTATGACCGCGACGCCCTGCGCGCGTGGTATCTGGCCGAGGACGCCGCTGTTTTGGCCATGTACGGGCGCTGGCGCCACGCACCCGCCAGCGTGGCGCTGGAGTGGCGCGCGGAGCCGGTCAGACCACGCGCCGCATCGGGGTCGGCATAGACCCGAGGTGCGTCTCGGTCGCGTCGCGCGCGTCCGATTTCGTCCCGCGCCAGTCCGGCGACGCCCAGCAGTGGCGCGCGGTCTGGTGGGCGCGCGATTTGCACATGCCCAGGTCTTGCCACCGCGCTTCAGCTAGCGCATGCTGCAGGGCCTGCAGGTTCAGCCTGATATGCGGGGGCGCCTGATTCTGCAAGCGGTCCACCAGTGGCTGCCACGGGCCGCTGATCAGGCCGAGTCGGAATTCGTCGATGCGCTTCTCGATGCGGTCCACCAGCCACGATTCCGCTCCGCTGCGGCTGGTGGCAACCATGATCTGTTTCGCTTCGGTCCACGGCGGCGTGGCCCCGGGCGCGAAACGCGACACATCCCGCTGCCGCAGATACAGCGCCCCGGCCTGCAGTCCGCCGCGGGCGAACCAGCCCCATAGGCGCGTCGATTCTTCCTCGGTCATTCTGGGCGCATCTGTCCACAAAACATACCATCTGCGGTCATCTGACGGTATCGCAATCGCGTCGCGGTAATTGCTGAACGCCAGCACCAGCGCCTGATTCCTGACCTGTATCGGGTGCGCGAATTTCCGCTGCACCGATAGCAGTTCCGGCGGCGCTGCGAGAATCGGTTTTAGTCGGTTTTCCAGCGCCCTGCGGTCCACAGCCTCGCTCTGCCGCAGTTCATTAAAAATAATCAACTCGTTCTCGAGATAGTATCCCCACTGATCCTGTAATTCTGCGGTTTCGACTGATGCGCAATTGGTTTTGTTTTCGCCGCCGATGGCGTAAAGCAGGGGCGCGACCATGCTGTCTTTCCCCGCGCCAGGCACGCCGCCAATCAGGATGGCGTGGTTAATTTTGATCCCGGGTCGCTGCACTTTGAAAGCGAAGGCGTCGAGCATGTGGTTTCGCTCGGCCTCGTCGGGGATCAGTCGGGTTACGTGATCTAGCCACGGCTGCGGGTCTATGCTGGTGGTGATCACGGGCCTGCCGTCGCGCCATTTATTGCCGAAAGCCTGCCCCTGATGCTCGCACAGCGTTGACGCCCCAGGCGCGTAGGTCGCGCCGGCCAGCACGCGGGCGCCCATTGCGGCTCGGTTTTCGTCGAAGCTGACACTAGCTTCGATCTTGCGTGCCGCGCCGCTGGTGCTGGCGTGGATACTGTGGCACCTGACCGAGCGATACAGGGCGTTGAACGCTGAGCGGCTCACTTCGGTGCGCTCCACCAGATCGAAAAATCCGTCATCTGGGACCATGTAGGCCCAGCGCGCGTACCATTCTGCGGGCTCCAGCGTGCTGACGTCCCGCGCTGCGACTGCCTGCTCTGCCGGCGTTTCCGGTGTTGGCTCGGGTGTCGGCGGCTTCCAGAGCGCAGCGCGCGGCGCGATCCACGCCCGAGCGTCGGCCCACCGGGTCCAGCCGGAATCGGCGCAGTCCCAGCCCTCTGGCTGCCCGCTGGGGTCGATGACCTTAACCTCGGCCGCGATAGGCGCCAGGATGGCCGCCAGGCGCTCCATAGCCTCAATGCCGGCAGTGTCAGCGTCAGGCCACAGCAGGATTTTCCGGCCCCGCAGAACCCGCCAGTTCGCGCGGCCCAGCGCCTGCGCGCCACCGGGCCAGGTCGTCGAGACGTACGGACTGCCGGTCAGTCCCGCCGCCGCGTCGGCGGCTTTCTCGCCCTCCACGACCAGCACCGGATCCTCGGGGCGGGCCTCGAGTTCCTGCAGGCGGTACAGCGGCCTCGGCACCGGCCACTGGCCCATGCCCCAGCCGTCGTGCGCGAAAGTCCAGGGCACGATCTGCTTGCGCTGCCCCTCGGGATCGTAGCGGGCCACGTAGCCGAGAACGTTGCCGTCGCCGTCGAAGTACGTCCAGCGTGCCGACGGGTCGCCGTATATGGGATGCCTGCAGTCGTGATCTGCGGCTTCGCTGGGGACCGGTGTTATCACCGTGCGCTGCGGTTTCGGCGGCCGCGCCGGCCTCGCTGGCGCTGCCGGCGTGCCGTCCAGTTGGCGGTACGCCTCGCCCAGATCGATCTCATGGATAGCCGCATACAGGTCGATCAGATCGCCGCCCTTGTCGCCAGTGGCGAAATCGGCCCAGCGGCCCGAGAGGAGGTTAACGCTGCAGGAGTCACCCTCACCGCCGGCCAGGTCGCCGCAGACCCACTCGTGGCCCCTCCTGCGTCCGCCTGCGAGCCACTGGGGGACGAGGGTTTCCGCGCTGATGAGCAGGCGCTGTGCGAGCGCGCTGAAGTCGAGTTTCGTTGTCATTTCCCCTCCAAAACCGCCGGATCAATCACCTCGGCGCCCGGAATCCTGCCGGCCTGTGCCTCCCGCGTCCGAGCTCTGATCCGCTCCTCGGCGCGGAGTCGCTCCGAGTGCGTCACTGCGGCCAGGATGTCGATCATGGCGACTTCAAGACACCGCAGCGCAGCCAGTTCCCCGGCCCGCACCGCTCGCGTGCCCGTTGCCTGCTGCCGGCGGATGATCTCTGCGCACGCTGTCTGCGCGCCGCTGATGATGCCGTCAGGGTCTGCCGCCAGGCCCATGCGGCAGAGTTCCTCGGCCAAGTTCACGGCGTCGAAAATCACGCCCCACTGCTGGCGCTGGGCTTTGCCGCGTGCCACGGCCTCCAGTGCGTCGTGCATCTGCAGCGCCCAGACTGTGCGGTCGTCGCGGGTGAGCAGGGCTGCGCCTGTGATGGCGACGAGGTGGGCCGTGGGGTTGACGCCGCGGGGGCGGTAGGTGCTGCGTTTGCGGGTCATGCGTCACCCTTTGGCTCTTGAATACTTTTCCACCAACGCCGCATTTCAACAGGGTCGTACCAACTGTTTGACCCTCGCCGCACGTTTTTGGAAACAAGAACTGGCTTTGGTGCATCTTTTGAGCGGCCGAGATTGCTTTTTAACAATCCCTCTGTAATCCCCAGTTCTTCCGCCATTTCTATAAATGTTCTTAGCGGGGCTCTTGGCGCAGATGTTGGCCTTTTAAGAGGCGATAGATTTTTTTTCATGCATCCCCCAGCAGCTTGACGGCATCATCCACACTGCGGCAAACCCCAGCCACGCCACCGGCGCTGCGGATCGTGGCGAGGAACTCCTCCTGCCCGGGCCGCATGCGCCCAGTGCGCGACTTGACCTCAATGGCAAGCGTGCGCCCGTCTTTCAGGACGCCCATGATGTCGCTCATTCCCTTGGCGGTATTCGCGCGGATATACCGCGTCGAGCCGTCCCGGTTGCGCTCCGCGAAGGTGCCGGAATTCTGCCGCCAGTGGCTGGCGACGGCCGGATGCGACCGCAGCAGCGCCAAGATCGCCCTCAGGATCTGCGCCTCTGACGGCTCGCCGCTGGGCTTCGCTGGGGCGCGCTTCCGAGGCTCTGGCGGTATCGGCAGTTCACGCCGCGGCTTACCCCAGATGGCGGCGAGGGTGTCCTCGCTGCGCTGGTGATCCTGCATGACCTCTCGCAGGGTGCGGCGGCCCCTCATCGCTTCGCCCCTTGCGCGCACCGCGCCGCATACGCCCAGACTGAGGGCGCCTGCTCATACGCCTGCCGCGCGGTCGCGCCTACCTCCGCTTGGACCGTTACGCGGTACCAAACGTTGTTTTTGTTGATCGCATCCGCGACCACTAGGCCGGACCGCTTCAAATGCAGCAGGTATCTGTTGGCGGCGTTTTTTTGCACGCCCAAGTGGGCGGCCAGGGTTGCCGTCGTCACCGGCTGGTGGGTCATGACGATGTGTAGTGCGTCGCGTTGTCGGGGGGTCACTTTGTCCTCCTGTCGGGGCCGCAAGTGTCAGCCCGCCGACTGCCGGCAGTCAACCGGCGCAGAATGACCCCGCAATTCTGTCAACAATAGTCACGGGGCGGCACAAAGTGGCATGATGCGTCGGCGCCGATGCGAGCGCGACACAGGAGTTGACGAATGTACACGACAACCTACGGGCCTGGCGATGAAGCCACGTGGCCTACGTATCCTCCCGGGTATGCCGGCGATCACCCGAACGAAGCCGAGGCCCGCGACCACCTGCTGGCCTGCCCTGCGGACTGGCAACTGTGGCTCAGCGTCGTCAGCCAAGCCCGCGAGGGTGCCGCGTTCGACGTCATGAATGTCCGCGAGGAAGACATGGCCACGGCTCACGCAGACGTCCTGCTGGCGTGCCTGTTCGCCGGCACGCGGGCTCAGGCCGATGCGGCTCGTTTCGAGCTGCAATCGCGCTTCTTGGCGCACAACGAGCACCGGGTGCAGCAGATCGCGGACGCGATGTTTGCGTCTAGCGAGCCCGATTCTGACCCGTATGACTGGGAGGTCTGAGATGACCACGACCATCAATGTTCACGAAATTGTCAGCGTGCGCGTTGACAAGCGCTCTCTCGCTGAGGGCGTCACTTGGCGCCACATCATCATCACCGACGCAAACGGTCGCGAGACGAAGATCGTTTTGTTTCCTGACGATTACGACAGCCCGGAGCAGATCAGCATCATTGACGAGGAGCGGCAGCCGTGATCCTCGAAACCGCCACCCAGCGTGATGCCGACTGGTACGCCGCCCGCGTCGGCAAGGCCACCGCGTCCCGGTTCAAGGACGCCATTGCTACCAAGAAGCAGACGGAAAAGCAGAAGAAAGACAACCTGCCAGGCGACCCCATGCAAGCGCAACTCGACTACTTAACCGAACTGGTTGTCGAGCGCCTGACGCAGCAGCCGGTGCAGCGTTACGCCACCGCCGCCATGCAGTGGGGCACCGAGCAGGAGCCCGCAGCGCGTGCGGCCTACGAGCGCGCAACCGGCACCAGCGTCGAGGAAACCGGCTTCGTCGCGCACGACACGCTGCTGGCGGGCTGCAGCCCGGATGGCTTGGTGGACTGGGACGGGCTGATCGAGATCAAGTGTCCGTACAACAGCGCCGTGCATATCGAAACGCTGCTGCGTGGCATGCCCGACGAGCACACCGCTCAGGTGCAGGGTCAGATGTGGATCACTGGCCGCCAATGGTGCGATTTCGTTTCCTACGATCCCCGGATGCCCGCTGAACTGCAGTTGCACATTCAGCGGATCAACCGTGACCCTGGCTTCATTGCTGACCTGGAAGCCAAGGTTACGTCTTTTCTGCAGCAGGTCGGCATTCAAGTCGAGGCGCTGCGGCGTCTCGCGGAAAGCAAGAAATGAGCGATACCAAGAAGCGCCCCTATGTGCGCACCCTGAAGGCCTGGACCGTAATGGACGCGGAGGGCAACGAGCGACTGGTGCGGGCCTACACCGCAGCAGACGTGCTGCGCCACGTCACGCCGCAGTTCGTGATCGCGCCCGCCACGCACGACGACATCATCACGCTGATGGCTTCCGGCGTCATGGTGGAGACCGTCGGCCTGCCCGAAGCCGTCCCCGCCGACGAACCCGCCGGCCTGACCGACTGATGAACCTGGGCGAGTTGCATTCGCCTTGCGGCTCGCTTCACTGAGGAGAACACCCATGACCCGCAAAAACGAACCGACCCCTTCGCTGGAAACCTCTGCCGCAGAGTTCTTCCACCCCAACAACATGCGCTTCGGTGCTGCTCGCATCCTGTGGGCGCAAGCCTGCACGCTGCGCAA